GTAAACACGACCTAGCTTTCCTTCTTTACGAATCTCAATCTGAGATGCAATAGGATGAATGGAACTAGTGCTATTATTAATGTAGCTGATTGATCCTGTAGGGGGAACTGCTTGTAGGTTCTGGTTATAGATACCGTGCTCCATTACGGAAGCCTTTAGCTCTTCCCAGTCTTTTTTCTTTGGGATACGAATCTTTGCATCCTTAAATATCTTAGCAACCTTCTCTGTAGCTGGCTCCCATTTTTGCTGGGTATACTTATCAAAGAAAGATCCGTCTGCATACTTAGACTTCTTAAATCCATCAAATGGTGACTTAGTCTCAATAGCAATCTTGTTAGATGCTTTTAGAGCGTAGTATAGCACTGTCAAGAAATAGATGTTAGTAAAGTCAATTGATTCTTCATCTCCATAGTACATTTCTTCTTTACCAAAGTATCCGTGCAGGTTCATCTGGCCCAGACCAATAGCACGAGACTTTTTGTTGCCTTCAGCTACTGACATTACAGAATCAATGTATGATTGCTCAGATACAGAAGTAAGTGAACGAATAGCAACCTCAATAGTCTTTTCAAAATCTGGAGACTCCATGGCCTTGGCAATGTTTAGTGAGCCAAGGTTACAGGAAATGTCCTTGCCAATGTCCTTATAAGACATGTCGTTGTTGTATGTTGTAGGTGTGTTTACTTGCAAGATCTCAGAGCAAAGGTTGGACATGTTGATACGACCATCAATAGGATTTTCTTTGTTTACGGTGTCTTCGTAAACAATGTAAGGATAGCCTGATTCAAACTGTAGCTCTGCAATCTTTTCAAATAGCTCACGTGCCTTGATCTTGGACTTGCGGATACGTGGGTCATCAACTAGTTCCTGGTATATCTCTGTAATAGAAACATCACTCATTGGCTTTCCGCATACTCTCTCTACGTCATATGGTGAGAATAGGTACATGTCTTCATTAGTCTTGGCTAGTTCAATAGTAATGTCTGGAATAACTACCCCCAAACTTAGAGTCTTGATACGAGTCTTCTCGTCAGCGTTCTCCTTTTTGGTGTCTAGGAATTTCATAATGTCTGGGTGGTGAGCGTTTAGGTAAACAGCACCTGCACCCTGACGAGCACCTAGCTGGTTGGCGTAGGAGAATGCATCTTCAAGCATTTTCATTACTGGGATAACTCCAGACGACTGATTCTCAATCTTTTTAATTGGTGCACCATGCTCACGAACGTTAGTCAAATTAAGCCCTACACCACCGCCACGCTTTGATAGCTGCAGGGCTGAGGTTACTGCACGAGCAATTGATTCCATGTTATCTTCAACACGTAGCAAGAAGCAAGATACAAACTCTCCACGCTGCTTCTTACCTGCATTCAAAAATGTTGGTGTTGCTGGCTGGAAACGACCAGATAGAATCTCATCTACTGTATCCTTTGCAATCTGCTCATCCCCACGTGCAAGCATAAGTGCATTCATAACAACACGATCTTCAAAACGTTCTAAGTAGCGTTCACCATCGAAAGTCTTTAGTGCGTATGAAGTATAGAATTTATAAGCACCGACAAAGGTAGGGAACCTAAACCTATAAGCATAAGTTTGTTTAAATAGTTCTTTTACAAATTCGTCTGAGTATTGTTTTAAAACAGCATCATCATAATATTCATTCTCTACTAAGTAGTGAAGTTTTTCTTCAATGCTGTGAAAAAATACTGTATTCTGATTTACATGATCTAAGAAATATGCTCTTGCTGCTTCTTTATCTTTCTCGAACTGAATCTCTCCATTGGCTCCGTAGAGATTTAGCATTGCGTTTAGTTCGTGATAACTGTAATTATCCATATAGCAGACCTAGCCTTTCTTTTACTTTATTAACATCATCGTCTGTGCCAAATATTTCTACTCTAGCAATAACTGGTACCCCAGTTTTTTGTGCGATTAACTCTGCGGCTTTGCAGTAGTTATCGCCAAAATTTGTGTTGCCAAATCCTACTACTCCACGTAATAGGTCTCTGTTTTCTTTTATGTTCAGAAAACTTTTTACCTGCTTAGGTATTGCGGATCTTTCAGAACCTCCGCCATAAGTTGGAACCATCAGAACGTATTCTTCTTTTACAAAAACTGGTGAAGCAGGGTTCCAGTTTATTGGAATACGGATGGATACATTGTCCAACTTTTCTACAAACTTTTTTGTATTCCCAGAATAATTAGAGAAATAGACGATTTGTATAGACATCTATTCTAACTCCTTTTTCAAATTTTGGGATAATAAAAGGGAGGGATTTTAGCCCCTCCCCTTTACTGCATTACGCTAATTACTTTAGAGCAACTCGCTTGCTCTTTTTCTTACCCTTGTTCCACTTCTTAGCTAGCTTGTTGTAGTCAGCTGTTAGAGCTGCAACAGTTGCAGTTAGAGCTGTAACCTGACCTGCTAGATCAGCTGCAGCAACAGAGAATGTTGCCTCTGAAACTGACTTTGCAAGGCCAGTAACGTCAGTAGCTGTAATCTTTGCAATACCCGCAACCGCACCAGCTGTAGATGGGGTAGTGATTACACCCTTGTACACCTTGTCTGTTGAGTTCCAGGTAAGGGCTGTCTTTACAGTTCCACGTAGCAGTGTGGTTGTAATGGTAGCATTCTCAACAGCATTTCCGAATACGTCAGTAGCAGTTGCAGTAAAATCTACATCTGCACCTAGACCTGCAACAACTGGAGCCTTTACAGCTAAGTTATATGCTGGTCCAGCAACACCCTTTAGGTAGTATGTTGTAGATGATCCACCAACAGAAACAACAACTGAACCAGCTGTAGTCTTAGTTGTAAATGCATAGAATGTTGCAGTTGTTCCAGAACCAGTGTTGATTTCAACACTAGCGGCTCCTGCAGAAGCAGGCACTGCTGCGTCAGCTGCATCAAGAGCTGTTACTAGCTTTGACTCAGTGGCAGTTGCACGAACAATTGTTCCAGTAGGAACTGTAACAACAAACTTAACAGTATCAGCAAGGTCGACCTTGTTGTCTGAAGGAACTGTTGGTGTTGCTGGAGTAGTTGCTACCTTAGAAGTTGTTGCTACATCTGTAACGCCTACGGTTACTGCTGCAACAACGGATGCATTAGCTGGAACAGTCATAATTGCTGTTGCTACCAGAGCAAAAGCAGAAACTGTGGCAATGCTAATTTTCTTAAATGAATTCATTTATTTCTTTCTCCTTGTTTTTTATTTTGATTTATATTAAATCAAATCTTTCTAGATATTCCTGCACATCTTTGGGCATGGGTTTATATTGTATCACATTATCGGGTAGGTTGTCAACTTGCTTTGGCCTGTCTTTGAAAGTATGAACTTCAACTTCAAGGTTTTGATCTTTGGGGGTATGGCTTATTGCTCCAAAAATTGCACCACAAACTGCGTCTGCAAGGTCTTTGGATAATTTTCTTGGATGGTCCACACGATTATTTTTCATAATCTTTAATTCAGTTAACTCTTCAAACAATAATTCAATTGCTGGCATAGCCAATCTTTCTTCATACATTAGCATAGCCATATCCTCATAATGCTTCTTAGCAACAGAAACTGTCTCAGTTCTCATTCCTACAGATTTTAATTCATTCTGAATGTCAAATGATTGCCAACGGTCAAATGATACCATTCCGATATCAAATCCAATTCTTCTTAGGTTTTGAATCCATTGCTTTACTTCTGAAAGATTTACTGGCCCCTCTATCTTTGGCTCCCAATAAACAACAGCATCTACTATTACCATTGGGACTACTTGTTCGTAGTCTTTCATTACTTGAACAGATACCCACTTTTCTACGTGAGCGATTGCAACGGCACACTTGTCGTGTTTTTGGGCAAGGTCAGCATGTACAAAATACTTCTTGTTGGGATCTGGCTTAAATGTATCATCAAATCTTTTGGAAGAATCTATCGGATTTCTAATTGTCATGCATGCTCGAACTTTTTCTCTTTGTTTAAAGAATGCATCAGTAGCAAAAGTTGGAACACATGCAAATCTTTGCATAGCATCCCCCATGTCAGTATAAAAAGCTAATTTAAAATCATCAATCTGTCTTGTTGGGTTTACTACCCAGGTGGGACGTTTTAACGCAAAGACGCCTGGATACTTGTATGAAGTGATGGTGTCTTCTTCCCACTCAATTTCTAACGAGTTGCCCTCAGCATCATCTGGTAAATCTGGATTCATAATAAACTTGTGTGTTTTACGAACACTGTCTTTTTCAGCAATAACGGCATCATATTTTTGAGAGATAAAGTCTCCTGGAAAACGTGGAAAGGATAGCAGGGCTACTTTTCCTAAGTCTGGGAATCGGGAGTCAACCGAAGCACGAAACGCTTTATAAATGTTATCCGCAGTTTTGCCTTGATCATTCCCAGTTCCAATTTCAGTAGCAAATCCAGAGATCTCATCAAGTACTGCCAGAATAAGGTTAAGACCTTCGTGTGATTCTCTTTCCGAGTGTCCTGAGTATACTGTGATAGATTTATCAAATTCAATAGACTCAGCTTTGGCGTTAAATTTTCCAGAGAACCAAGGCGACCTTTCAATCTTTGACTTAAAGCCTTTAAAGAATACATTTTTCGCTTGTTGTGCGTTAATCGCAACGTTGATGATATCAATGGCATCACCACCAGGTTTTCCAAAATACCGTGCAGGATCTTTAAGGCATAAAAGTTTATATACAATATAAGAACACGCAACCGTAGAAGTAAAGTCTTTTCCTGAGCCCTTACCCAGCTGTAGAATGACTTCGTTTTTTGTATATTTTTTATAATATCTTCTTCCACTTTCTTCTCCCATCAAATTAATTAAATCTTCTAGCCTATATATTTGGCTCATAGCCTCAACAATATCATACTGAACATCGGAAAGCGGTGGCTGGCCAAGAAAGTCTTCACCCTCTACAAACGTTTTTGCATCTACAGGAAGTTCTTCAAAATTACTGTCTTGCAAAACCTCTAAGAATTCATCAAACATCATTGACAATTGTTAGAACCTCTCGCTCTTTAGACACTGCTGAAAGACGCTTCATAATTTCATTACGAATTTCTGGATATTCTGAAGCTATGTCTTTTAAAATTCCAACTAGAATTTCTTGCTTACGCTCAATCTCCAGCATTTCTTCTGCAAGCTCTTTATTCTCTAGCAAGCCTGCCTTTTGTAGCATATCAATTCTTCTTGCTTCTATGTCTAGGACAAGCTTAATTGCTGAAGTTTTAGCACTAAGGTTTGCCGTTGTAGTTGCATCGTCAATAACCTCATAGGCTTTGCTGATTAACTTGTTATAGTGGGTGTCTGCTCCAACTAGAGCTTCTTTAGCTCTTGCTCTAATTGCGGCATTGTCTGAAGCCATCTGTCGCCACTCACTAATGTAAGCAACAACCTTCTGCCTAGGGATATCTAGATCTTTTGATATCTGAGTAGGCTCAGCACCTTTTAGATATTCCTCAACTACCCTGTTTACCTTATCTAAGTGCTCAATTAAGTTTTCTTCAGTTGACATTATTTTTACCCCTTTTTATTGGCATTAGTTTAATTCTATCAGCTTTAAAGGATCTCCATGCAGAAACAATATTTTTATCTAACTCAAAACAGTCTATCCAAGTAGAGCCAGTTTCTTTGTTTGTAACTACGCTAAGAAACTTAAACTTGGCTCCGTGCTCTCCATTAATTTTAATGACCTCTCCAGGGACAATGGTCCTGCTTCCGATCTGCAGCTCATAGGATCTTTCAAACTTAGTTTCTCTTATTGCAGAGGATTTTCTATTAATCATCTTTTAGATTTCCTTAGCTTAAACTTTGCCAAGTAAACATAGATAGTCTCGACCGTTGCTCCGCATTCTTTAGCAATTTCTTCTGGAGTTTTTTTATCAACCCAATATCTTTTTTTAAGCCAGGCCTCGCTTGTGTATAATTTATTTGGCATTTAAAACCCCACCTTAATTAAATTATTAATTGCGTAGTGGCCTATAGCAACTGCATCAGCAACATCATTATCAGAAATATCTCTGTCATAGTAGGAATTTACAAAGCGAATTGTTTTTTGCTTTCTCACTTCTCTTTCAATACTTTTTAGTGTTGATGCAGCCTTGTTTGGATTTTGCTTAGCTATTTCAAGTTTTTCTACATTGTCTAATTTTTTATTTCCAATATAGTTTTGCCAAGTAATTGGGCTAACAGATCCAAATCTTTTTACTCCAGCAATCCTTGCTGCCCCAAGAAGGCCTCCTTGCACTAAAGCTAAGTCTGCAGCTGTCTTTGGGCTATTCATAAAAACTGTGTGCTCTATTACAATAGCATCAATATTAAATTTTTCAAGAAAAGCTAAAGATTTTCTAGCAGCATCTCCAACTTTTACATATGTGTCTATGCCAGCAAATTTAATTTTTCCAAAAGCTTTTAATTCTTTGTCAGAAAAAATAGCAAATGCAAGACTATTTGTGCTTGCATCTATTGCACAAATATTTGTAGGGTGATTGCTAAGTGAACTAATCTTTACCATTAGACAACCTTTTTATATCCTTTAATACGCTAGATATCTCTACAGGGTTTACCAAACACTTGCTACAAAGCGAGTCATCATTGTAAATTGATAAACTTTGTTCGCAAGTTTTGCATTTTCTAACTTTTCCAGTCCTACGACTAATTCTTGAAAGCTGATACCTTTCTGCAATCTTTTCTTTGGTAGCAGCATCTCTACACCCTGGCGAGCAATATATTTGATAAGAAACAGATGTTTCAAAAGCTTCATCACACCATTGACAGTGTTTCATCCAACGACTCCAAAGATTTAATTTTAATCTCTCCAGAGCCTGCAAGATCACACGTTGCCCGAATTGGACATGTCTTACAAATTTTTGAGTTAGACCTATAGTTTTTCTCTGGCAAGGTTTTATTTTCCCAAGCCTTTCTAACTGTTCTCATCCACTCAAAAGCGTTCTCTACCCACTTAAAAGAATACTCGTTTAATTCTACAGGAAAAATCAACAGTTCGTGATTGTTCTTGTTTTCATAAATAAGTATTGCCTTGCTTTTGTTTAATACCTTCATGTAAATTAATAGCTGGATTAAGTGACCAGCTTTTGGTTTACCCGCAAGTTTACGATACTCAATGCCTTCATTTGGCATTGTTTTAATTTCGCCAAGAAGGTCTTCGTTTTCCCACTCTAAGATGACATCTCCGTAGCCAAAGATTGGTGGATCTGAGTATGTAATCTTGAATTCAGAATTCTTTAGAATTCCAGCATCTTCCATAGCCTGCTGAATTCTTTCGTGAGATTTAGTTCCAGCTGTCATGTTTGCTCCGCCATAGGCGTCTGCATTATCTGCAAACATAGCACCCTCAAAGGCCAGGTACCAGTATCTTGGGCATTCGCCATGAGAATAAGCAATGGTGCTTGGGGCAAACGTTTTTTTAGTCTGGAACTTATCTACACGCTTAACGGTGTAGCCAGATCTAATCTTTTCAATTAAAGCATCTTT